AGCGCCTGTGGGCTAATGGGGGTCACTCCCCACCTGTCTCTCTACCACGCTCCGCTTGTTAGGTCTGAATTTTTTGGAAAAATTTTTTTAATGTCCCCATCGGTCTTATTTGACTTACGGGCATTACAAACAAAATGCGCTGCTTGTAGGTTGTTCCAGTCTTTCGCCGCTTCTGCTCGTGACTCATATCCGAACTCTCTATATCTGCTTATAGGCTTGATCTCATCTATTACAAAGCTTAAAGGGTGAGCGGCGTCGCTTGGTTCGTCGTAATGTATCTCACCGAGTCGTCCTTTACATATTCCACATGGAGCGTTCATAGCTCGGAGGCGGGCGCGGTACTTACGGCGGAGTGTTCCGTTAGCCCATCGGGGGTTGGTACTCATTGGGCGGTATTCCTTTCATGTATACCCCAAGGGGTTAGGGTGGGGTTTATTCCTCTATGGGGGCGGTATCAATTGCATAGGTCAACTAATACCGACCCCCACTATAGAGGGGTCACATGGTAACTGGGTAATACCATGCGGGCGCTATTAAGCGCACGATATTATATCATTTTGAGAACTGTTTTCAATTATATTTATACATAGGGAAACCGAGGAGATAGGGTTAAGTTCTCCTCGGTGTAGTGAATTTTAGGTACTTATGAGGTTAGGATATAATACTATCGTTGACCTTATCAGTCAATCATTTTTTATCAACTCTATTAGTCTGAGTTTCGAGAGCTCGTCCGCCCTCTCTCTGGTAATCATAACCCTTTCGCCTATCCTCATTACTCGCCCGAGTTGTACGTCCTGATACTGTTGTCTGATTCTGACGGTTACATACTCAATATTCTGAGGTATATAGTCATGTTTCGGCGTAGTGTCTCCCAGTATCCCCCGCCATTCGTTCAGGAGACTATCGTTATCATACGTATACTCAAACGTACCCTTAAGCGGTCTATCTGCTATTTTCCTAAAATCATAGCCCGAGCCTCTGATATTGAACGGTACGACATAAGCGTTCTCGCCATCCTTAACACCTATTTCTGGGAGCACTGTTAACGGTGTAGTTATGACAGGCGTACCCATTTCCAACGCCTCAACAATGGAATAACAAAACGACTCATAATCCGATAGCTGAACTAGATAGTCTGCTGCCTTAATGTACCCCGCAATATCAAGAGACGGTTTCATATGTATGAAATTCGGATTGTCCGTCGGTATCTTGGAATACGTAAAATATAACCATCTATACTCTATCCCCGCTTTATTAAGCTCGTCCGCTAAGTCTCTCATACGACTCTCGCCCTTTTCGACGGTCGTTCGAGTAGCTGATACCAGTAGCAAGGTCTTTGTTATCTTCTTGGGTAATGTCATATTATGAATGACCTTATAGTCTGTCTCTCCGAACGACTTAGCCGCTGCCTCAGATACAAACACAAGCTTGTCGCAATTTCTAGGCAACTTATACAGACTCATAGCGCATGTGTGAACCATCTGGACAGAGTGTTTATAGACTACGTTCTCAGGCGGAGTGTCTGACACTCTGTTGACTATGAGAGTATCACAGTAGATTTTTTGTCCCTCGTTTTTAACGACCCTGACAAACGGCCTCAGTCTTTCTATCTGGTGGTGATCCATTTTATTAAACAGGACCGTAATATCGTAGTACTCTTTTAAGTGCATACAGAAATTATAGATAAATGTCTCGATACCTCCGATAAACTGAGTTTCAGAGGTCCATATAACGACCTGAGTTTCGAACGGTCTCTCTATCTTCTGGAATAACGGGGTCGGTATCCCTCTGAGTTCTGTCCCTTTCATGACCGTAGGCTTTAGGATCATAGCGTACTGTTTTAATGACTTGGGATAGTCGTTAGTCATGAGGATGATTTCTCCCTCCTTATCGAGCTCCTTAAACTCCTCCAGTAACTCCCTCTCTTTCTCCTCTGAGATATTTGGGTAATGATATACAAATCTCTTGGTATCGAGTTCGCCTTTTCCAAATCGCTTACATAGTGAATCGGGAGTATCTGAGCGATAATAATACATATAGTCAGTTATTACCGCCTTTTTGCGTCCCTCCTCCCTGACTGTCCTTATAAACTCCGCGTCCTCTGCTATCAGTTTCTTAGTATTGAACCTAACCCCGCCTATCATTGACCGCCTATATATCCTATTCCATACACATAGATTAAAAGGCGGAAACTCGTCGGATACATGGTTAAGTTTTACATTAGCTTGCCACCCGTACCCGATTGTTTTCCAAGAAAGATAACAATAGTCGAAATCTTCCTCTTTAGCCTTATCGAGTATAGTTCTAACATAGTTCTCAGATACGAGGTCGTCGGAGTCAATAAAACCGATATATTCGCCTATAGCATTATCGAGGCCAGTATTTCGGGCGGCGCTCGCTCCTCCGTTATCCTGTCTTATGACCTTAACCCATGGATATTTGGTAGTAAATGGGTACGCCGACCCATCATCTACCAGAATGACCTCGACCTCGTCGCTGATCTGAGGCTCGAGTCTCTTTAATAGCTCTCTAGTATATTTCTCCGCATTGTAATACGGAATGATGATAGATAGTCTAATCTCACTCATTTTTTACCCCCTACTGGTTAAGAGCTTCTAATAGCTCGTGATACATGTCGTAAAAACTGTCCTCAAAACATGCGTATTTCTTAACGGTTTCGAAATTCCTCTCGATAGCGGGTCGCCTTTTCTCGTATTCCCTTACATAATCGTCATGAGTCCAGTTATCGACTATTTCCAGAATCTCGCGAGTGCTATGAACCTGAATAATCCCCTCAGGATCAAATATATTCCCAATGTCCTTAGCACCCCAGTATATCGGGACAGCTTTAGCCGCTAGACAGTTACATATCTTTTCAGTGAAATAAATATCGTCGATATAGTTCTCTATCGCTATCGAAAACATGTAGTGCCCGTATATCGTGCTGTTTTTGGCGTATTTGCCGCCGTCAAATTTCCCGTATGTATCAGCTTTGCCCGAACGCTTACAATAATCCGCAATCTGTCGTCTTATCCTGTGCATTGCGCACATGTCCTTTATGCTGCAAGGCATAGATATATCTCTCGTCTTAACATAATCTGTTGTGCTCCAGACACCGCCAAAATATAATGGTTTAGCATTTGGTAGACGGTCCAGTAATACGCTGTCATGCGTAAACACATACTTAAATTTGCGGTACTCCATGAACATAGAGTCACATACTCGGTCTTGTATGCTCCTCGGCTCTAATATGAGTGCTATCGCGTTATCGGTTGTGTTCGACCAGATAAACGGGTCAACATAGACCGATAACGGAGTCTCCTCTTTCGTCCACTTGATTTTATGTGGTTTTTGGTATCGTGTGAAATGGTCATATAAAGACTCTAGGTGTAGTTTCAAAGTTCCGCCTCCTCTATGAGTTCCTGAATCTTTTCGAAAGACTCCTCTACCTGAATGACCGCTCCGTTAACTAGTACGGTCACATAATCCCTTTTTCTATACAATGCTCCTGACATCTGAGACACTACGTTATGCGTCCTAATGACGTCTATCTTGTCGATATAGACAAGTATCGGGTCTGTTGTCTGTAAATCATGTAGTATGATTGAGTTTCTCACTTACAGATACCCCCTCTCACTTAACCACTGTCTAGCCTCGGCCTTGTTGCTTTCTGGGGCTTTTTTGATTATGAGAACCATTTTTCTAATCAAAATCTCGACGTCGTCGTTATTATTCCCAAGCGGTACTATATGCACTCCTAAGAGCGTCCATTTGTGGTAAAAATGCCTAAATTTATTTACGTCGAACGACAGAACCGCCGCGTCACGTTCGCGCAGATATGTTCTAACCCATCTTTTCATCGTTATTTTTCCTCCCTAACGACTTTCCATGTCTGAGAGCACCCTTAGCCTTTACGCTACGATTACGAGCTAACTCCAGACTTGTTAACGTGTCGTTAATCTGTACTAACCTCAGTCTTTCCAATCTGTCCCGTTTGTTTTCCTCGTCCCATTCCGTGTAATCTTTACAGACTGAGTGGTACGCACCGCACCCCTTGCGAGGGCAATCACTACAAGGACACTCCCTCATACCTCACCTCATACAATTTGTAATCACTATCCCAACGACTATAACCTCCAGAACTAATAGTAAAATTGTCGGTGACATTATTCGTCTACCCCAAAAGGTTTATCCCAGAAATCCAAATATTCACACTCAGAACATTTTTTGTTATTAGAACAATAAAAAGTGTCGCACCCTTTAAGGTCTACCGCGTCTCCGAATAACCTCTTAGCCGCTTGTCCTCTTGTCTCTGGAGGATTGTTTTTCGACCATTTCTCTACAATGTCGACTATCTTGTCGTCAAAATCCCGCGGGAGGTTGACGAGACGACATGCTCCGTTATCCTCGTCCCATATAGCGCAACCTTTACACTCGCATTCCTTGCACATTCGTTTTATATTCTTCAGGAACTCTTTAGACTCCATCCTATAACCTCCAATCCAATAATCTCATATCGTGATTTTTTAACATATTCATATTCGCCCCTTTAAGCGTCCCGTTTTTGGTTCGGTGGTAATTTATACCATAATACGAATTAGTCGTACTCTTTGGGGCACTAGTGCGCAAATGAGGGCATATATAACTAATTCTCTAGGAGTAACTTTTCTATGTCCTCGTATCGGCTGCTGCCTTGGGCGAAACTTTTCGAAACTTTCGACGGTGGTTTCTGGTTAACATAGTTCTCGAAATTGCTTGGTTTGAATAACGTACTCGGTCGGAGATACTGTTCGTAATCTGTCCCCATCCAGTCCTTAGCCTTTTTGTCTATAACGTTCTTAAAGTCTGCTATGCTATATCCCTCGTTCATTCTTTCCTGAATGTGTCTAATCGTCTCCTCGGTCGTATACTTGTAATGTGATCCTGTCCGTTCGTTGAGATAGTCGATTATTTTTTTACATGCGAGACCCGAGGGAGACGATAATATTAATTCTTTATCTTTTACTTTATCTTTTTCTTTATCTTTTTCTTTATCTTTATCTTTACGGGTTTTAGTGGGGTTTTCTTGGGGTTTTTTAGGGGTTTTTTCGGGGTTTTCTTTTTCCTTTTTCGGACGTCCTCCAAGCTTGCCAAACTCCGCACCCTTACAACCATTTTCATAACGCTTGTTATTAGCATCAATCTGAGGTTTTATCAGGATAAATATACCTTTTTCTGCCCCTGATAACTCTATCTCATTCCCGTTCAATCCATATTCAATTATCGCATCGAAAACCCTTAATTTTTGCTCATCCTCTAAACACGAAATAGCCTGAGCAAATGATCTATAAAATACAAATCCCTCACGTTCCATTATCCTTTAACCTCTCCCCTGATTCATACTCCCTATATAAGTTTATCCAGTCCTCGAACAACATAGTCACGAGAACGGGTTTGTTATTCGCTTTATGTATTACAGTCGGTATCGGATGACCCTCTGTATTAGCCGAATCTCTTAACGCCTGGCCCATCCAGTCGTATAGCTTCATTTTCTCCTGATGTTTACACTCGATATGTAATAACGGAACGCCCTTAATGTCTGCTGCCTGTCCAGTCTTTCCGCAATGCTGAGCGGTTCGCTCAGCGATATATCCGTAATCTCCAAACATTGACGCGACTTGTCTCTCGAACCTAGCGCCTTTGTCTCTGCTCATCTTTCCCAACTTCTTAACCTCCTATTTAAACCATAATACCCAGACGGTCGACACCGTAGCAGCGTCCATGAATAAATGAAATAGCCCTTTACGAGCCGACTTTATATCTTTCGCATTGCTAAGGAACTCAAAAGAGCGTCCAACCGCGATAAACTGGTATATGATTACCCCAAAAATCATAACCTCAAACAAAACCTTTTTCTCCTTTCCGCCCCTCCTGATCCAGAGGGGCTGTCCTCCCTCATGCTTAATTGAATCCGTGATAATTTCCCCAAAGCATGACCAGTTACATATATCATTCGCGAACACGAATAATATCGTTCACTTAATCGCCCGAACTCCGAACGGTTTAATATTCCTCATAAATCCACTCGTCCGCCTCAGTGTAGTACTGACCGTCATAGCCTTTAGCCATAAGCTTTCGATAGCAGTCAAGACAAACCAGTCGGAACGTTATACCGTGACAGTCCTTAGTGAAATCCATGTCCATCCTCGGGACTTTACGCCCGCATACCTGACACTCTCGAATGTCCTCGTTACCCATTCTTTCACCCTCTTATCCCAAAATACTATTCGCCTGACGCTGATAAATTTTAAGTGCTAAATCTATCGCGCATTTATTACATATTTTCATTCCTTGAACACATACTTTCAGGTCGAGCTTTTCGCTGTTTTCAATATTTACAACAGGTAATATCACTTCCTTTAAATTTGACGTTAATACTCTATTGAGGCATACCTCGCATTTTCCTAAATCTGATATATTTACTTTTTCCATTTCTATTTCTCCTTATAATTCGGTTTTTTAATAAACTAAATGTCCTATAATCGGGTCAATGGACACTCTTTACAGTAGTGCTCGACCATATAGTCGTACGGGTCACTTTCTGGATCATCCATTAACCACTTAACCCTTGACTCTCTGGGATAACGACAATATTTATCGCATATCTCAGTTTTGACGCTCTCTAAATCCTCACTCATTCCCATTGTTAATATCCTCATTCAGTACCTTTATCGGGGTATGCTCATGCGGACAGTCATCGAACCAGTCGCACTCGATACAGTAAAGCCTCGCCTCGTCCTCTGGATAACACCCGAACTTTTCAAAGTAGCCCTCCTCAGGAACACTCATAACGTGACCTCTCCGAGCTGAATGTCCTTATCCTTATAGAATCGGTTTATCCCATGCTCATAACAAAGCTCGTAACCGTTCTCCAGTAGGATATACTCCCATTCCTGATAATTCGGTATGTATGTCCCCGCTATAGTCGACTCCATACAGAATATCCACGGGCGAAACTTTGACCAGTCTTTAACGCCAAGTAGTACCTCTTTCTCGAATCCCTCCACGTCTATTTTGCAAAAATGTATTGTTTTAAGCTTGTACGCCTGTCTTATGTCCTCGAGGGTCAATATCTCGACCTCTTTAGTCTCAAACTCAGCGCCTATGTAATAAAATGACGACCCCATACCGTTAACATAAAGCTTTGCCCGACCTCTCTCTGATCCGAGGCCGTAATTAAGATTTATGTCATAAGGTCGCTCGACCGCTAACTTGGCACAAACGTCCTCCAGTGGCTCGATATTGATACCATGAGCGCCCATGTCGTAAAACAGTTTGGTGACCGAAAGTCTTTCGGGATCATTAGCTCCGACGTCTATGTATCTAATGTCGGATAACTTAAGATCATGACCTTTGTACCCCTTAAGCAATTGATAGAGGATTATGTCCTCTTTATCCTGTGCATAACTAATCATTTTCGCCCTCCTCGTAGCTCTCAAAAGCTTTTATAAAGCCCTTAATCCTCTCAGCGTTCGCCTCGTATCTCTTAAGGCGTTCGTTTAAGTCCTTGATAGCCGTTATTCTTGCTATGGTAAAATCTCCCTCAAATGTGAACATTCTCCCGTGTGCAAAGTAACCGAAATCTTTCAAGAATACCCGCTTAACCGTATTCCCGTCACGAAATTGAATCCTTTTACCGCCCCAACATGACTCGTAATCTGTAATCGTGTCTCTCGTGATCTTGCCAGAGTCAGGATCATATACAAATCGGTATATCGGTCTGTTGGGTTCTGTCTCCTCTGGAACTGGTTCTCTTTTAATCTCTACCCTCTCCACTCTGTAACCTCCTTTTTTGGTATTTTTCCCAAATGTTTTTAATTTCATACGCGTCGCAAGTATCGAGTTCGTGCTGTCTGTCCCAGTGGCCTACACCGAAATTGTGAGTATAATACTCTAGGAACGGCTGAGAACGGTTAACACTCCCGCCCTTTTTTATGCAATAAATATTCGGAGTCTCCATAGGATCATAAGCAGCTTTAACAGAATCTTTATATTCAGGCTTTGACTCATAGCGAAAACAATTGGCATATTTACAACTACCGCATAAACGCGGGATTTTTAACTTGTCTGGTCTCCAAAGATTACGCGAATGACATTGTTTATATGAGTATCTATCCTCATTCGTAAATGACCAGATACAAGTTTTTTCGTCGTCGCCCCACATACAGTATTCACATTTACCGATATACTGTTTAAATTCCGAATTTGAATAATCTATGTCGAATAAACTTAACTGTCCGTCCATAATCACCAGTCCTTTAAGCATTTTTTATGAAACCACAGTATTTTAGAGGACCTATTCCCCTGTGAATACTCGAGGTTGTCTATATGGTCCGACTGTCCGCATATAAAACAGACCGCCGTGTCTATCTTTAGTCTCTTAATAATTTCCTGTTTATCTTTTGTATTCACTTCTGTTTCTCCACATAAAAATCATGATCGCGGAACGTATACGCATAATCAAAATACTTAAGTAGTGTCCCGCTGTTGTTTGTCGTCTCAAATCCAATAATGTTTTTATCAGAGTTCAAATTCTTTTCGAATTCAGCGAGAGCTAAATGTGTCTCGGTCGTCGGTATCACCCTGTCGTATCTCCCAGTCGAATAACTGGTAAACTGTGATCTCTGGGATATGACCCCGAATATCGTGTTAGGATAATCTGGAGATTTAACCCTGTTCCAAACTACCTCCATAATCAGGCGTTGCCCGTCTATCCCTTGGTTTCCTCCCTCAGCAAAAGCAATTTTCATTAATCGCTGAGCGTCCTCATAACTGACCTCGATAGTCGTGTCGTTTACATTGCGCTCGCACTTTTCCGCCTCAGGAGCTTCATATTTTGCATTTGTGGAAATCGGCGAGAATATCGCCAATGATAGAAATAGCCCTAGAACCTTTAATCTCATAATTTCCCCCTTTGTTACCTAAATCCATACTGACTGCTGCCTAGCGTCGTTCTGACGGTCGGCTGCTGCCTAAAAATCTCTTAACTGGTAAAGTGTTACTGTTAATCTTGTCCCAGTACTCCCTAATACTAAAATCCTTTTCGAAAACCCTTTTGTTCCCGTCAAATCCTATAAACGACCGTCCCCTCGGAACGTCTACCCTGTGAGTCTCCATCGGAACGGAGTCTATAGAAAATCCCTCAGTCAGAACGACGGGGTTTGGAACATCTAAAAACTCTCGCGTAAAATACTCCGCTATGCTCTTTCGTGCTATGTCCTGAACATAGAACACACAACCGATATGCTCGTAATCTATCCTCTCTTTTCTCTCGTCCCACTTGTATTTGGCTGACTTAAAATCTTTGTAGTGGTTAAAACAGACAAGAATACCGTCGACCGTCCCATATGGCATTGACGGAACATACATATAATGACGTATCAACATGTTTATATTTTCTCGTGACATTCTTTCGACTGGCTTAAGCTCAGAACTCATAAAGTGAGACAAGTATCTACAGAAAAAAGGAAACTCCCACGGGAGAACCTCCAGATTGATTGTCGGGGACTCGTATCGAGCGCCCATTTGCTGATAAATCGCCGCTCCGATACAGTTATTCGATATTATTGTCGTTCCCATTATTCCCCTGAGACCTCCCTTATCAGTTCTATAAAATCCTCCGTCGAGAAATGTAAAACCCTGTCTAACGCCCTGAGCTCAAATAACCTAAACTCCTCAGGATGATTTAGGCGGTTCTTCCAGTTAGTCGGCTTAAAACCCGCCATGACCCGCAACTCCTCGAACGTAGAAATCTTATTTATCCCCATGTACTTAAGTAATAAAAACCTCATTTTGTACCCCGTTACGAAATTCTCGTATCCTTGAACAAAAATAAAATACGATATTTCTCAATTTCCAAGCCTAATATATTCAAAAGGTATACCGCAAATCTGACCTATCGTTTTATATGTCGAGATTTTTGGTTCAGTTTTGCCCTTTTCCCATGAGATCAATGTCGGAGTTGAGACCCCAAGTTTTTTCGCCAATTCCGCCTGACTTAGCCCGACATTAGCGCGACACGCCGCAATATTTATTTGAAATTCTGCCATGAACCGCGACCTCCTTTCTTGATAAAATCCTACTACGGAATTTTTGGATTGTAAATTATATTTTTACAAATTTATTAGATTTTTTTAATAGAATTGTTATAGGTTAGCGTTTTATAGTAAAATAAACCGTATATTTTGAACGTTAACGAAATGAGGTTTCATATATGGATGATGAGAGAGAAATAACGGAAAAAATCCTATTTGATTATATGGACGACGCTGTCCAGAAAAAAATCATAAGCGAGAACCTACAGCGCTATATCGAGTTATCAGGTAAAGACCAACGTGAAATTGCTTTAGACTTAGATGTAAACTATACGACCTTTAATACTTGGGTTAGAGGTAAAGCTGAGCCAAAACTGAGCCAATTAAAGAAAATAGCCTCATATTTTAGGACTACCGTCATACATTTAGTCAATGATCCTAGAGACATATCGGACGAGGAGCGACTACTTGGTTTTTATAAGGGTATGAACGAGGAGGGGCGTCGGGATTTATTAAAATACGCTTATCTCTTATATAATTCTGGGCTATATCTTGAATGGAGTAAAAAACGAGGCGAGGAACATATTAGAAAAGTGTTAGGAGCTGATTATACTATCAAAAAATTATGGGAGGATAAAGAAAATGGCAAAAGCTAAAAAACTCCCGTCTGGATCATGGAGAATTAGAGTATACTCCCATACCGACGCGAACGGTGTCAAACATTATGAATCCTTTACCGCCTCAACTAAAACAGAGGCGGAGCTTCTGGCGTCACAATTCGCTCATGACAGGGAACGGAGACGTTCCAATAACATAACAGTTAGGGACGCTGTCAGACTCTATATCGAGGCTAATACTCCCGTCCTGTCACCCTCCACTCTGAGGGGATACATAGCAAATTCTCACAAAATGACGTCTATCGAGCATTTAAAGATTAAGAAATTGACCTCCGCCGATATACAGACATTTATCGGAGAACTAACGACCTCGGGGAGCTCTCCTAAATCAATTAAAAACATATATGGCCTATTACGCTCATCTTTGACGTTTTGCGGGGTCGATAAGAGGTTTATGGTACATTTACCGACCGCACCCAGAAAACCTAAATATTCGCCCGAGGACGAGCAGATTCTAGCACTTTATAACGCGGCGTCTCCCAAAATGAAATTATGTATATCCTTAGCGGGTTTTCACTCTTTAAGACGTGGCGAAATTGCCGCCCTGAAATATGCTGATCTACGAGGCGACGAGTTATATGTTCATTCCGATATGGTACGAGGTCCTGAGGGTTGGATACATAAAGAGTGTCCCAAAACTGACAGCTCTAACCGAACCGTCTACCTTAACAAGACCGACCTCTCTCTTATCGGATCAGGGGCAGCAGACGATTATATAATCGGGATCAAGCCGAGCGGGATTACCAAGAATTTTAACGCCCTTTGTAAACGTGTCGGTGTTAAAATGCGTTTTCACGACCTTAGAGGCTATTTCGCCTCCGTAGCTGCGGGATATATGCCCGACATTTACACGACTAAACTCGGCGGTTGGCGTGAGAACTCCAAAGTCTTAAAAGACGTCTACCAGAAACCTATAGCCTCGATAAAAGAGGGGTACGCCCGCAAGCTTAACAAGCATTTCGAGGAAATGATAAAAAATGGATGATACATTTAAGTGATGATTTTTAGATTATAAAGGCCGTTTTTGATACTTTTTGTACCAAAACGGCTTTTTATGTTATTAAAACATGGATATTTGTTATCGGCCGCAAAAGTATGACACGAAATATGACATAAAAAAAGAAAAAGCCCGCAATCATGCGAGCTTTTTTCGTGCCGGCGGTGGGACTTGAACCCACACTCTAACATATTATAAAGACGCTTGGTTAAGCCTTTTCTTTGTGTTTTGTGTCATACCTTAGACGCATTTACGACCATAAAAGACACGCATAAATACTAGATTTTCGAGAACTCGGCTAAAATGTATGACACAAAGTATGACACGAAATCGGGTCTAACACCGCTTTTTTATGTGCCTGAATTGTCAGAAAACAGATACCGGCAACTTTGAAATTAACAGATTTTTCTAAAATTAGACAGAAAAAAGAGCGGCTGGCTAGACCGCTCCCTTTCCACAGTTTAGGAGAAAAAAGAAATATGGGTAACAACCATAGTTGTTAACTTGTTAATAGTGCTCCACGAGTGAGCGTTCCGACCTTACAGTCGACATAATAGCGAGTCTGGAAATCCTTAACCGCTGCCTCCGTGAGTTCTCCGAAATCTCCGTCGACATCTAATCCGTATCCGAGGCGGTTAAGTTCCCACTGTAACCACCTTACACCGTCTCCAGTCATTCCACGCTTAAGGATCACATGAGGCTCGACATAAGGATTCTCGACCTTATTATCTGAGGATACGACTACGGCGACATGTTTACCCTCAGCGAGTAGTATGTCCCCTCTGATAAGCTTCTCGGAGTCCCGTGTATAGTCTCCAGTCGTATATATGTCTACCGCTCCCGTAGCTTTGAGACGGGGCTTAAGTGTGCTCGTTGTGGAACAGTTACCACCGATAACAAGAGCGTCCTCAGGAACTCCCGCATAAATACACGCAACAGTCACTAACGCGCTGCAATCAGTATTAACGGGAACGGGAACGAGCTTAGGATCATAACCGACTTTTCGAGCTTCTACAAGACCCGAATTTCTGTCATTCTGGGAATATCCCCACTTATCACAGTTTGCCGCATGTTCCATGGCCACGGCGACGCGTTCCCTCATTGTGGGAGACTTGAACCTGATTACCGCTGTCCAAGGTTTTACATAGTACCCACGAATACAAACCTCTTTTCCTGTCTGGTCTCCGCGAGAGCCGTTAACCGTTCCGTTTTCACTTAATGAGGCGTGAGCTATCTTAACCATTGTCCTACTCCTCGACCTCAGGGAGACCCGCTATAGATGTCAGAATCGAAATGATAGCCGCCACTCCAGACACCGAAACCACATGTAACCATGAAATCTCGGAAAATGCCTGTCCAACGGTTAAAAGGCTGAGCGCGGTCTGGCAAAACGTTTTAGCCGCTCTAATAGCTGCTGCCTTAGCCCATGTCAAAGTGTTATTTGTTACCTGACTCATACGGTATCCTCCTTACTGATCTTAGATAGACATTTGTTAAGTGCCTTTTTAGCGTCCGCCAAATCCTCGGATATTTCCTTATGCTCACTCTCGCAATAATGGACCTCAAAGTCGATTAGAGCCAACACACATGTGACTAATACCTCGAGAATACCGCCAAAAAAGCGAAATTTATCATTTCCATATCTTAACTGCTGCTCTATGTCCTTTTGTCTCAGATTTCCCTCCGTGTCCAACCTGTCGACACGTTCCTCCAAATTGGTTATTCTCTCGCTTAATGAATCGTGAGGCTTTTTTGTAAATCTATACGCTCCATACCCAATTATGAGGATATTCGCCAATTTAAGGATAAAGTCCATGTATTGAGCGAGATTATTAATCATTGTCTGGCTCTCCTATTATTCTCCGTGATCCTCCTCGGGCTGCTCCTCAGGTTCAAGCTCGGGCTCGGGTTCGGGGATTTCTGCCTCGAAACAATCCGTAACAATCTTTCCGCCTTTTTCGTCCATAACATGAATGAGCTCGATAGCTGTATTTTCATCTTTAAGCGCAGCGGACATCTTATCCAAATAAACGATTTTAGCCTCTCTCTCGGTGTCCCTACCGTTCATTGAGAATTTTTCAGTCTTACCGTTAACGGGCTCTATGTACTGGGTAGCCTCACAGATATAATATCTCATGGTTATTGTCCTCCTGATCTAAAATAATTGGTACGATATAATACCCCTTTTTCCTCCAGAGGGCAATAAAAAAGCACCCCGTAAAGAGTGCTTTTCATTATCGAGTGGAACTCGAAAAAAAACTCGAAAAAACTCGATAATTCTTTTGGCGAGTTACTTCTTAAAATTCTTATTTAGTGTATTAACGTGGCTAAGGATTTGCACATTACAACATTTAATAACTAAATTCTATAAATAATACATATTCACCCGTAGAAGGGAAATGATGATTTGTTGTTTGCGTATAATAGACATAAGTAATTCCATAGGATTGATGTACGTCTAATGCCCAAGGCGTTCCTCTAAGGTCTACCATGGGTTCTCCTAACTTACAGTATGCAATAATTTTTGCACTAGTTATACCTTCGGGCACATAAGGAATAGGTACATATGAATAATTAGCTATTGAGTCAACATATGCACCCTCACATTTATACTGTGGGTATAAATCATTATTTAAAGAAGTAATCTCCCCCTGAGTAGGTAGCATAATGTAGTATGTACCGTCATATACAAATTGTACCATATCACCCGCTAACCACCAGTAACTAGGGAGTTCAGAACCATAGCCCTTAATATATTTCGCGCCCGTACCATCCACGTTAAGAGTCGGTGAGCTTGCAGTATTGGCGTATGTCATTCTTATACACACCGACTTTCCGAGAGCGAGCTCGAAATCTCCGTTAGCGGTTGCCGCGGTTTTAGCTGTAGTAGACGCGGCGGTCGTACATGTGCCGTATTTCAATCCAGACGCTCCACCAAGTGCAATATCGGATAATATCTCGACGATTGTTTTCTCCGTATAATTACTCTTATTAGTCTCCCAGTCAAAAGCGCCGCAATTATTGATACACTGATATATCTTACCGTCGAGCGCATTAAGAACGACCTCGCCTTTTTTATGAGAAACAATGGAGCTATATACGTCTGAGTTGTCTCTGATCCATGACTTAACGAGTTCCATATCCTCGGGTGTGACCTGTTCCATACCCTTAGTTAAATCTGTGAGAGTTAATGTATTCTCAGCTATAAGGGCCTCGGCGAACTTCACGCACTGGAGCATAATATCAGTAGTCAGGACGGGCGCTGTCGGATCAGGAGGGGCGACTGGGACACTTGCCTCAGTTCCTTTAACATACACAAACTCAGACCTCTGATTACCGCTCGCTATATCTTGCAGAATCTCGACATAAAATCCGTCTATTCTGGACGTTCCCACGGATGAGGGGTCGACATATATCGTCTCGGCGGTTGTCATTTGCATGTCAAAACCGTTAACCCTCCAGTAACCAACTCCCACGCCTACGGCGAGTCCCGCACTGGTTACAAGACCGTCCTTAAGTCTCAGCACACAATCTACTCCGTAACCGCTTGTCATTGCGTTATTGATTTCCGCTACCTGTTCCGCCGTTATATGGTTAAATCCCTGATGACCTGTTATTAAATCAATCATGCGTGTAATCCTCCGTTATATGATGTGTACCCCGTGAAACTCCCCGCAAAATTAGCGCCATATTGACCTGGGTTCATCTCTCCTATAGTTCCAGTCGCCGAGCCGCTGTACTTGGGCTGAGACATATTATCGACATATACGTCCATAACAAAGCCCGTAACGGTTGACCCTGATATTTCGACCCTGATACTGTGAGAACTCTCGTCATTTCGTCCAGTATTGCGGACATTAGCGGCGTTAACATAGCGGTTAAGATTAGCGACACCCATATCGACAGTTGCTCCTCCTGATCCGCTAGGGAATGTATACGTACCTATGTTGGGATTGCCGTTAACCTTACCCGTTCCGTCATGATACCCTTTGGAGATAGTATACGAGCCATTCGGGTTAACTGACCCTGTTACCTTGCCAATGTTAGGCATAGTTCCGACCAGACCGTCGTCGGTGTCATTAGAAAAGCTTTTATTGACCAGAACGTCCGCCCTTGTCGCGTTACCTGTCGGAGCTCTAAAAGGGGTCACTGTATCCGCACCCACTTTCTTATATCCATAACGCCCCTGTGCGTCTATTCCAAATCTTAACCCGTTCAGGGCGTCAGTGTTCGCCTGAATCTGTTCAATATCCGTCGAAAATTCGTCTTTGACCGCTGAATTAGACAGGTATGCGGTCGAGTAGTCCGTTACACTGACGATAGCCCCGTCCGTTAAGTCTGCTCGCATGAACTTGAATGTCTCTATGATATTTATACCTGTGGGAGCGCTTGGCTCTACTCCCGCTGAACCGTTCTGATATGCTGTCCCGACAACATATACGAAATCGGCTGTCTGAACGAATGTCTCGTTATCCTGATATATTACGAGATATAAAACGTCAATTCTGGAGTACCCAGTCGCTAAGTCGTCGAGAATCCAGTTATAATCATCCGTCAATTGAAAATGATAACCGCCCGCGAGAGCCTGACCTGTCTTTACCGTGATCTGTAACAGGCCCGTTATAGAATGGACCAGTCCGTCGTCGAGCTGCGGGAATATTTTTATTCCGCTGATTTCTCCGCTAATGCCCGCTATAAGGTCTCGGACATTGTCGACGGTTATATGATTGACTCCTTTATGTGATGTTACTAAATTGATTGACGCCATAGTATAGCCTCCTATTGACCTGTTTTGTAACTGAATGTTAATACTCCCTTTTGGATTTTGATTGTTTTTTGAACTATTCTAGCAACCGCCCAGATACCCGTAACCTCGTCCGACGCGCCGACCCTGTCGTTAATGTCGTATGGTCTTTTCTCATCAAGGGAAATAGTGAGCACGTTCTGATTATTGTTTTTTAAAATCTTCTGGAGAGCTCCCTTAATCATGCTCTCGTAATGATCCTCATACTGAGTGTAATATATACCAGAATCCCAAACGGGCGCGGGTTGATACTTATAAGCCTCATAATATGTATTCGCCGCAAATAAAGGATAATTTCGTTTTACGTAAAACTGTCCAGAGACGAAAGTAGGTACACGCTCCGCCTGAGTATAGTACGTAGTCGTCCCCCATGCGGGAGCATGAGTATCGCCCTCGGTCTTGATGTAATACTGTTTCTTTCTGTCCCACTTGGGCGCTTTTTGTTCTGAGTATGACGTGTAATACTTCCCCGACTTCCATGTCGGCGCGCTCTTGTTCGTTAACTGAACATACTTAGAACCCGATTTTTTATAATAGGCTTTCCAGTTAGTCCTCCAGTCTGAGGGCTTGACAGTCTGTTGATGATACTTAACGAGAGACTCGCCCATAACCTGATGATATGTATATCCATCAAATAAATAATAATTCTTATAAGACTGAGCCCATTCTTCGGGTTTTTTCTTACCAACGGCTGTATATATATCTGGGTCTTTAACACCCGTAACAGTCTTGTATACTCCTCCGTCAAGATATGAATAGTTGCTGTAATTTGTCGCCCAGTCTGGCGGCGTATCGCCTAATGCCTGATGATATTTCTCGAGCGAGACTTTGCTGTAACTAGAACCGTTATATTTATAGTAATTTGCGTAATTACCGCTATACCATCCACTCGGTTCAGTCGTGACAGGATCATACTCGTTAACGCTTGCGACTTTCGCATATCCGCCCGAACCGCTAGTGTAATAATCCGAAAAATTTGACACCCAGTTACTAGGCTGAGTTTTTAAGAGGTTATATCCTGTTGCTATATCAGGCTTTGGAACGTTTTTATAAATTGCATTACCCGCCGAGTCGGTGTCGAGCATGTAATACTTTTGGAATCCCCACTCTTTCTCGTTCAGGACCGTAACCTCGGGAGTTAAATCTGTTCCCCAGTCTTGGGGCTGTGCTGTCTGTGATATATAGTGATAAGTGACTGAGGCGTTAGGATAGTCGTAAATTTCTGCTATCTCATCAACTCCAGTGCACATGTTTTCAAGAACATAGTCGATATTTGCCTGTTCTGAGCTTGGGAGCTTGGAGAAATCAGTATAATAGTCGTTATCGTCTGTGAGTTCTCCAGTCGGTGTAGTCTTTCCGACAAGTCCGAAATATTCTGGATACTTACAAAACGGTAATATCCCGCCGTTTTTATCAAGATATATGTCTATCTCATATCTGCTACCCCATTCCCCCTGTCCCATACAGTGTAAATGGTTTAATGAGTTATAAACTCTTTTAGCGGTAAACTGGTCTGTCTCTGCGAGAAAATCGTCGTCATTAGAATAATCAACAAATGGAACAGCGGCAAGTTTACCGTTTATTAGTCTCGGTTTAGCTCCGAATTGATATAACAAATCCCTTATAAACGAATACCCATGAGCATAGTTACCCTCGTCACTCTGGACGGAGGCGCTCACGTATATACCGCTATCCTCCTCAGATACTCCAAGTATGACGCCTGAGGGCTGAACCTCTATCTCGTTGAGGTCGCCCGCTATGAGGTTCATTCTCTCGAGGAGCTCCGCAAGGACCGAATTAGCCTCACCCTCGACGGTAAAATATGCCTCGCCCTTTCTGGGATAGAGTACTTTACCCTCTAGAATTCCATGCCAAGTACGGCCCGAATATATGAGCATCTGGTTAGCCGTGTCGACTTTGACCGCGTCAATTATTCCGCCGTACTCAGTGTCATTCAGATAAACGACCTGACCCTGTGCTAATCTTGTACCGCTGAGAGGTATCTTAAGTTCAAAGTCGTTATCATCCTCACCGAACGAGAAATCATATTCATAATTGTGAAGTATTCCGCGGTCTATCAGATCGCCCTCGTATACGTCAGCAAATATCAGGTCCATTTAGGCTCGCTCCTCTTTTCTACGAGATAAAGGTCTATTGTTAAAGTCTGTCCCGATGAGACTATTACCTGTCCATTCTTAGGGATAATCGGCTCGAATATATAACTCTCCCTGTTTCTGGAATAGAGGACACTCGCCTCAGTTCCAGAGGGATAGGTTAGGATCATAGCCTTTTCACGGTCATTTTTCTCGACTGACGAAATCGTCAACTTGCCGTTAGCGGGGACGGTTATATTAGCTTCATATAAATGTCCATTGATATAGATACTCGGGTCTATTGCCTCGCCATAGATTACCATGCGGAAATCGAGCGGTACGGTAGTCTCGAACGGTATTACCTTTCTGTATCCTCCAAATCCGAGGTCGCATGGTAAATCAAAAGGAAAGTCGAGACCGTCAATTACCGAACCCTCGCCCGTGGTCTGAATCTGATAGAGTGTCTCTCTTAACCAGAACGGATACGGGCAATATATAACGACGTCGTTCATAGTGCGCGTATTAGAGTCATTCGGGTACACTTTGGACGTTATGAAATAACAGTCTATTTCGTATCCGTTCCAAGTGAGTTTACCCGCTTTTTGAGTAATAATATCGTGCTCCCAAGCGTCGTGTATTTTTTCGATATTTCTCTGTCTTTCTGTCTCTGATCCAGAGAACGCTAACTTAACTTTGTACTTAATAGCGTCCTTAGTAAACAGTTTCAGGAGGTCACCGTATTTATATGACACCTTTTCGGGAGTATATTCGTACTCATGAAACGAGGCGTCTTTTAGATACATTCCCTCAGCAACGAGCGGGAACGAAATACCATTGTCTGATGTATAAATGAGATTTATTTCTTTCATGCCATTTGTACCCCTAACCCTCTGAGTTCTCTCTTAAGAGAGCGCCCGTCTATATCAATCTCCAGTGTTGCGGCCTCAGCTCCAAGCCTTATAGCCTCGTATATAGCCATATAGTCAATCGCTCCGCTATTACTTACTATTGAACTAGATACCTCTCCAGTCGTCAGCGCATTTTGTGCACTCTGTACGGTAGTCTCTACCGCCGCGCTTATCTGAGCTTTCGGGATATTGTCCTCGAATCCCTCAGCAATACCTAACGCCATATTTTTTCCGATAACGTCCGCCATAAGCTTAGATGGTGAGCTGATATGTAATTTAGATTTTACCCACTCAATAGCCGCCGACACTGAGCCCCATAACGCATTAATAAGCGTCTGGACTGAACTAGTAATACCTTTACCGATACCCTCTAGCATATCTATACCAAGTCCCAACCAGTCGTACTCGAGGAGTTTAGCGGCGAGCTGTATACATATCGACGCACCAAAGCTTAAGAGGTCGGGCAAAGCCTGAGACAATCCGACTACAATCTTTCCTATCATTCCGATACCAGTCTCGAGAATCTTAGGGAGATTTTCAAGAACGGTCGTAACAAATCCCGCTATAACGTCGACAGCGCTCGACTGTATGTCTGGGAGATTCTCGTGTATTCCGTTAATAAGGTTTAGGATCATATCCGCACCCGCTGACATCAAAGTCGGGATATTCTGGAGGATATACCCCGTAAACATTGTTATGAGAGTTCCCGCTGTTGTTATCATCTGAGGGAGTGCTTGTAATATACCATTAACGAGACCGTTAATTATCTCCACGCCTTTAGACGTTATAGTACTGATTTTTTGTGTCATTCCATCAAGAAAAGCCTCAATCGCTCCAGTATCAGCTAATAATGAGTTGCCCTGTGTTAATGCGTTCTTAAGGGCGTCCATGATGTTAGTACCTACGGTAGACCAGTCCGCGTTCATGAGAGCTTCACCAATAGATATAGCGAGGTTTAGAGTAGCCTCCCAAATCGCGGGTAATCCCTCGAGGAGTCCGACCGCAAGCTGACCGACTAACTGTATCCCCTGATTGATAATAGTATCCGCATTATCAGCGACCCAGTTCATACCACTAACCGCCGCGTTAATCGAGGTTGTCAGGAGTGTAGGGAGCTGAGACAGGATATTACCTATCATGGGGAATAAATTATTTACTAAAAATCCCTGAACGCTTGTCATTAACTGCTCAAGGGGCGCGCTAATATCCTCACCGAGAGCGAGGTTAGCGAGCACGTTATCGAGAGCCGCTTTCATGGAATCCATTGAGCCCGTAAACGTCTCCGACGCTTCTTGCGCCGCTACGCCTGTGAGACCTAAATCCTCTTGTATTACGTGAATCGCGTCGTATACATCACCGAGATTGTCGATATTATACTCGACTCCGCTAAGTTGCTGAGCGTCCGCAAGTAACCGCTCCATTTCTGACTTTGTACCACCATACCCTAATTTGCATTGTTGTTAATCTGTATCTTCACGATATAAGGATTTATAAATACAGTTCAGACTATCGCTTCACCCTCTCGGGTGCTCTCTCGCTTAGTCGTTCACGCTGGCTTTACCCTTGCGCCCTGTTGTCCTATCCTTAGGAGTTCCAAGTCAATCAGAGAGAGTTCACATTTCGTCATTCATTTATGCGACGAATGCCCCCATGGTGTTAAGGTTATCGAGCATGGTGTAGTTTTGTTTTGCGAATCCCTGATATGCGTTCTGTATATTCTCTATGGGCGTTCCCATCTTAGCGGCGTTGTCTGTCATGTCCATGATAGCCGTATTCGCAGCCTCGACCGCTTTAGTTGCGTCGCCCTCATAAGCCTGTTTTAAAGCAGCTCCAAATGATACCGCCTGTTCTGCGTAATCGTTCGCTGATATACCCGCCTGAGCTGCTTCGTAGGCGTACTTTTTCGCCGCCTCGCTTGCGTTGCCGTAAAGAGTGTCAAGACCTCCGAAACTCTGTTGCATAGCTCCGCCCGCCTCGAGAGTCGCCTTTACCGCCTCGCCGATACCCGCCGCGACGATAACACCCTTTAAAGTCGAAACAAGCGAGCCGCCAATACTAGCGCCCGCCTTTTGTCCCGCCTGTGACGCTCCGCCGCCGATTGCGCTTTCGATTTTCCCAGATATACCCTCAGCTTTCGGGACTATCTGAACGTACGCTTTTCCTAAGTCTGGCACGATGAGCCTCCTTTACTTTTTCAATGTGTGCTAATAGGTCGTTTTCGTCCTCGAACGCTATAACTTCGGCCTCCTTTGGTGCCTCGAGTATCTTAGCGACTATCCTCTCAGGTCGGTTCTGGTTATTAGCCGCGTTCTCTGTCTTAGTCCACGCTAAGAAATTTAATGCGTCGAGTATTCCCGCCAATAGCACAATATTGTTTTCTACCTTTTGTTTGGAGACTTTTAACATAATACGCGAATCCGCCCTCAGACCGACCGCAAGAGTCGCCGCTAATCCGAGCGGTAACGACCTATAATCATATATGTGATAAGTCTCCGCGAAATCACATATAAGTGCGTCCTCGTCCGTCAGGATCATAGTCGAGAGCGTCATTATTTTTTTATGTCGTTATTACCCTGTCCTATCTTATCGACTATGGCTTTTAAATCCGCGGTTAATACGTCCAGAGGAACTCGTCCGTTATGCTTGGCGGCGACAAATTCGTAATACTCTTTCTCGGCTTTGTCATTTCCAAATATCACAGATACTAAATGAACCTGACCGTCAAATTTCTCTTGGACATTCTCGGAGTTCGCTTTATTGAGTGCTTTTAAAAATAACCAGTCTGTCCTTATGCCCTCGTCGACCGCGAACTTATAGCCGCTTGGCGTTTTACCCTTTACCATGTGATACCCCTCCTCTTATATCAGGCGCTTACCATGCCCTGAATAATGTACTCATAATGAGTATTGTTGTTGATGTCAGGAATGTTAGTGAGCGTGATGTTATAACCTACCGCTCCGCCATCCTTGTAAACAATATCCTCGATAGCTGTGATTTTAGCATCAGGAATGACGATTCTCTTAAGGACATTGTTTTTAAGTGACATCTCGATGACGTACGCATACTCTTTCATGTCGTTAGAATTTGCTACGACTGTGAGACCGTCTGTCAGGTCTCCACTAACATTCTCATCACCGTATACAGTTGCGAGCGCAACCTTGTTAACCGCCTCGATCATCATAAACTTGAATGTGTCGGGCTTTGCTGTCTGGAGAGAGAGAACAGTATCTCCACCCCACGCCTTAAGGTCCTCGGCTGTCGGTGAGTTGCCGTTTGTTACGCCATCCTCAGAAATATAGCCGACATTCTCAAACGCCTCGTCCAGTTCCTCGAGTGCGTCTGTCGGTAATACAGTCCCCAGAGGCGCTCTATATATCGCGCCGCCCTTTTTAGGCTTGCCCGCTGTAACAAAATCCGCATTATTATTCATACTTGACCTCCTTAATTTGTCCGTCTGAGCGATACAGAGTTAATAGTGAGTTACGTCGAAAACCGCTTGATAGCGATAACGCTTTTCCTGAGTGTCCGTATAGTTATAACTACTATTAAGGTCTACCCGTGAAATCTCGGGACAATCAATAGCATTTAAGAGAATCTTAACCACCCTGTCATTGAGTTGTGCCGTATTTAGCAAAGTATCAGAATACGACTGTACTGTTATCAGAGAGTTATATATCAGGTTCTCTATACCTCCGCCCGTTTTCTCTACGAGGACAAATTCCTCTGGAGGATTTTCGGGCCGTTCGGCGTATGCTTTGACATTCCCCAAATTGTCATTTAGATAGTCGATAATTACCTTTTCAATCATATCTTTACTGACCCCAATGCTTTTAATAGAGTGTTGTTTTTTGAGTTATCCCTTGCCGCTCTCGCGCTTTTTGGGAAAACATTACATATAGAACAAAAAGACGCGGTATGCACTCGGTGACCATATTCCCCACTTGGGGCGTTAGCCACCCTTTGCCCCGCGTTCTCTAATATTGCGTTCATTTCGGCGCTTTTCATCAACTCGTTAAGACCTTGCAAATTTAATTCAAATTTAAAATTACCCATAGCGTTCGACCCTTATATTCTGTCCCCACCTTAACGGGATATTCTCCTGAATCCCCGTCATGCAGAAACCGAATGTCTGATACATTTCGCCCCAGATCATAACCTTACGGTTTTCCCATGTGTGAGTATCACCTTTAGGAATACCGACAACATATACAAGTTTCTTACCATACATGTTTAAGGCGTCTGTTATCTGTTCACTGGTAGGACTTCCAACGAGACAATCTTTAACGGTCTCAAAGTCCTCTCGTATGATAGGAGCTCCGAACTCGTCGTATCCTACTACCGTATTGACCGCTAATTGTATATCTGTCCCTTTCATCCGTTTACCGTCTCCTCGGGTTCTGTTTTCTCGGTTGTCTCTTTTTTCGGCGCGAGCTCCTCGACAGGAGAATACGAGCCTATCCTGTTACCTGATCCGAGTAGTTTCTTTTCAAGCTTAGAAAGATAAATCTCGCCACTCGAACCGCTACCATAGGTCCATGACTGAGAGTATCCGAGTCCGCTTTGGCTTGCCTGACTCGCGCCTATCGGTACGTCGCTCATACCGTCGCCTAACGCTCTAATAACCACACGAACGGATACCAGTTTCTTAGCCTCCTCGGTGGCTTTGGAGTTATAAGCGTCAATAATTACCGCCGCGTCATCCAATAAGCTTGTCGCGGTCGTTATCTCTCTTTCGCTCAGATCGCGAGTTATTCTATTCTGAATGTCCTCGATTGTAGCGTATGCCATATCTAAGCCTCATTTCTTTTTAGTGCTTGTCCGACCGCTCTTTTTTGCCTTGGGCTTTTCCTCGTGGATCTCCTCGGGAGTATCTTCTGGAGGATTAAGAAACTCATTATTAGACTCAGAGGCGAGCCGATAACCCGCCTCCAGATATTCATTAAGTCTATTATCCGCTACATGAGCCTCGACACCCGTCAGGCTATCAATGACTTTTATCACGCGCTAGGAACGCTTGTCTTTGACAGTGCGGCGAATACTGAGGTGTCGGCGCGGAATCCGACCTCGATCTCTGCACGAACCGCAAACATATTGCGCTCCCAGAGGTTGACATTCTGACCGTCGATTGTGATACTTGCCTGTTCTGAGTATGTGATAGCCACACCCTCAACAGTTCCCCAGAGGGCCTGTGTCCAGTCACCCGCAACGCCGATAATGTTCGGTGAACCCTGAACAAATGCGTTCTTACGGACGATTGCCTGAGCTCCGAGTATTGTCGGGATAGCTCCCTCGCCTACGTTATTAATAAACAGAGGGCGCTTATTATCGTCTGTTGCTCCGAGGAGTACGCCCCTCATCTGAGGAGAAAGTACATAACCGTTAACGATACCGCCATGGAGAGAAACGTCAGTGTCAGCGCTTACAAGTGCACCGTACACATCTGAATCCATGCTATAAGCGGTCACTGAGCCGAGTGTGTCGAAATTATCACCAGGTTTTACCGCGCCACCGAATACTGTTTTGTCAAACTTTGCGCCGAGTGCGTTAGGGAGTCTCCTAACGAGTTCATCATAGAGAGCTGCTGCGTCGCGTCTGAACTCCATAGAGAACGGAACGATAACCGCGAGCTTGTACGGTGTCATGAGCTTTGTGGAAATGCTCGGATTAGATACGGGTTTCTTATCTGTCTCAGCAACCCATGAAGCCTCGGGATCACCGAGAACAACAGGGATTGTCTCGCCGCGTCCGCTGAGTCTGATACCTCTTGCGAGCTGCATAACCGCGGAGCTTTCCTGTGTTTTCTGGAGAATTTCGTCGGAAAGTTCGGACGGGAGCTGAATATTAGTTCTGTTTGTATTAATACCTGACATAATAAACCTCCTTATTACTGGGCCACGGAGTCGAGCCAATCCGCGAATTTATCACGGTTAGCTTTTCCGCTGTAATTAATGACTTCTCCGCCATCCTTAACAGTGGGATATGTTGTCGGGTTGGCCTTATGCCAATTCATAAACGCCTGAGCTTGATTACGACATTCCTCCTCTGTATCCGCTGTTAACAGACTAGCGTCGAAACCTGTCTCTTTTGCTACCTTGTCGCGAATAGCGGTAATCTCGTCGCGCTTTTTCATTCCGTTAAGCTCCGCCTCGAGACGTGTCGCTCTTTCAGTAGCCCGTTCAAGTTCAGTCTTGTTTTTTTCCTCGATCTCGTCGAGCCTTGCCGCCTTTTCCTTTAAAGCCTCATAATCTGAGTACTTTTCACGGTCACGTTTAAGCCTCTCCGATATAATGGCGTCGAGTTCCGCCTGACTGAATTTCTTTTCAGACTGGGTTTCGTTGGGTGTTACTTCCTGAATATTTTCAGTTGACATAGTGCTATACCTCCTAAGAGTAGACCGCCTTTATGGTAGGCGTTACCAGAATAAAAAAATATCGTACGCCCTTATTGAGCGCACGATATTATATCATTTTGAGAACGATTATCAACATCAATTTACATCTACCTCCTCAGCTCGGGAGGACTCTATCTCTTTGCGTTTAGCGTATGCGTCCCTTTTCTGAGCATTGATACGCTCTTTATTGGCGGCGTATGCCTGTCTCCTTAAATAATTAAGCTTATCCTCGGAGTTCTTACCCTCGGCTCTATCCCACATTCTACGATAGACCTCAGGATCATATCCTTGTACGCTGTCATTACCTGAGAACCTTATAGCGTACGCACAATCACAATTACTATGAATGTGCTCGGCGTGTCCGTTACGCATAGCCTTAGCGCTTGCCCTTTGCCATCCTCTCGAGGCCAGTGTCAGACAGAATATACAAGTATCTCCTCGAGGAATCCAAGCGAACTCCGCCCCATCCCTAAGGGCGTTCTGGAGTGTGGTATCCTGTCCCGTCTGTTTAACAAGACGACCGACCGCCTGAGAGATAATGTCCTCATTCTGGGACGTCTTAAGAATACCGTTAATAGTTTTGGCGACTTCGCTATATTCTGCCGTTTTTGCGGGAGTTGCGGGAGCTAATACTTTGCCCGCCCACTCCTCAGCCACGAGGTCGTAGAACTCACACGCCGCCTCAGCCGCCGCCTCGCCGTACTTACTGGACAGTGCGAACGCGAAATCTATCGCTTTCTGCTGAGTTTGCCGATTCAAATACCATTCATGTTCGGAGAGATACTTAAACATTTCCTGTGAGGCTTTTTCATTTACGTTACGCAAAAGGCTAATATATCTATCCCATGCTTTATCAGATATAATCATTACCTTACCGCCTTGTCGTCTATATAAATATCCGCGAGTACTTTCCTCGGATCATAACCGAGCGACTTAATGCTTTCGGGTACGTTCTGATTTATCGCGTCAAATCTCAGGCCATACCCCGCGCAATATCGGACCGCCTCGGCGAGCCTGTTCCCCTCTCTACATGTCCAGAGGATTAATCTCGCCCCGTTCCGCTTTGAATTTTTCAATGAGTTTATGACTTTCATGTTAGGGCGTCCGTCGTTTAACTGGATTGTTCCGTCGAAATCCACCGCTATAATCATTCGGTTATCGTAAACTCGTCAGCTAATAGCTGAGCACCCCTAGCCCTTGACTCCTCGTTTTTAATTCGACGTATGTCCGCCTGAGAAAATCCTATCATTTCGAGAAACGTGTCAGTCTCAGCAAAACTCTTTCGAGCGCTTGCTATCTTAATAGCCGCGTCGGTGGTTGCTGCTATACTTGGCATACTGGGGTTTTTGAAATGAGCTATTATGTTCTTTTCATCCTCGGACAATTCATTCATACTTACGTTTCTGGTAATTGCTATCGCCATGAGTGCTATCGTTCTGAGGGCGTTACCATTGGAGGCGTTAAGCTGTTCCGCCATACCTACCAGAGTCTGAGTCTGAGCGAGAACCGCGTCGGCGCTTGTCGGGTTCGCCATGGACACGACGCCCGTATCGGTAACGGTTAAACCAGTCGCGGCGCTGAACTGAGTCGCTAACATTCGGAGCATTTCAACATGAGGCGCTATATTCCCCTGAGTTAGTTGTCCAAATGTCGGTTTTTCTCCCGTTTCTGGGTTAGTTGTCGCTGCAATTATAGAACCGACATATTGTCTAAACTTCTGGTCTATGACAGCGTCGTACTGTTCGTCCGTTATCCCGAGTAAAAACTTTTGCGGAGTCGTACAAAACTCCAGTCCGATTGTCGCGTTAGCTATTGTTCTAACGTAACCCTGAATCAGTCGTCTAATTGGCTCTTTAATTCTCGAGCGCCCAAATGGTTTGTCGCTTGTCTCGTTCCAGATCAGCGCCTCCATGAGAGGGCGACCCATTTTATGAGGATAATAACGCGCTGACCAGTTAGCGGTATCTCTCTCTCGGAACATGACTATGATAGCCTCATCCGTATAATAATTTATCTCGCTAGGCGTCCAGTTCTGGGTATCGTTGTCGGGCTTAGTGTCAATAATTGCAAACCCGCAACTAATACGACCCTTTTCCCCGTCCCACTTAGCCGCTGCTGTTTTGGGCGAATGAAATCTAATTTTACATTTAATATCAGGATCAGCGGAGAGTGTCGAAAACGTACAGCCATATTTAAGTTCGTCGCGTGTCGCTTTCATGTATTCGGTTATAAGGTTGTTCTGAACTACTAAATTCTCCAAATCGAGGTTAATATCTCCGTATACGTCGACAAATCCGTCGAACATTGACCTAGCCGCCAATACGTCGACCGTTTTAGCACCCCAAGCACAACCTATTTCGAGCTTAGACAACCCGTCTGGTAATGCTAATCCCAGATTAACCTCATTAAGAGAGATTTTACCCTCATAATATCGGTCTTTTTTCTCATTATTCGCACAATGATTATTAAAGATTGTCACGAGGTCGAGAAAATTCACATAATCCTTGTCCTCGAGCCCTGTCACGTTCGCAACTTGTAACATAATTTCGCCCTCCTGTTATCCAATCCTCATTTTTTTATTCGGGTCACGTTTTGTAGTCTTTACAGCCCATAAAGCCAGAGACGCCGCCTCAATCGGTAGCGAATCAGTTCCGCCAAATCCCCACCCGCCCGAAATCGGGCGCTTAGTGGATGATATAGCACTTTCACGGAGTCCCTCTTGTTTCTCATACCATGAGAGACTATGTTCTGTCAGTGCGTCCATTAACATACTTGTAGCTGCTATCATATCCGCCGCCCTAGGCCGAATGACTGAACCTTTACATTTCCATGTGTCTTTAATCTTATCTATGAGAACGTCGACTCCGTTCTTACCATCTATGGCGACTGAACAGGTCGAACCATATCTCGCGTTGAGAAAATCGGCGAGCCACTGGACACCGTTACCAGTTGTATTCCTGTCTATCAGTTCGACGCGAACATGACCCTCTGGAGTCTTTACAGCGCCGCATATACATACCTCGACTCCGTCGTTAGAGAACTTGATACCAAATGATACCTTACCGTCTGGCTTAGGTTCGGAGCTCTTGCAAGAATCCCACAACTCGGAGGATATAGCATAGTTAGCGCGCTCCTGTTCTTTCGGGATATAACCTAAATGTTCTCGGGCGAATGTATCAGGAGACATTGTAGTCGAGTCTTTAATTAACGCTGATTCTAACAATTGATAACCGAGCGAGGGGTTCGTATTGTACCATCTATCTTTATTGGATACGTCCCCGACCTCGTTATCACTCCATTCATGAATACATGACCCTTTTTCTGGGTTCTCATGAAATCGCTTTATCGCCCTCAGGAATATAAGACCCTTGTCACCTGTTACAGTCATTGGAGGCGTACCCATTAGGATTGTTTGAGGAGAGCCACTAGGCGCGGCAGAATTTAGCGGAGATAATGAGGCGTCCTGAGCCTCTGTGTATGCCTGAGCCTCGTCGATTACTACCAAATCAAACGTACCTCCTCGACCCATATCCGAATTACTTCCTCGAGTTCTAAACTCTATATGTCCGCCATTGACTAAATCGAGGACCATTTGGCCCGCGCTTATCGTATAATGGTCTACAAGTGCGTTAAGTTCTGGATACTCTGCGAACGGGTCGCCTTTTTTAGTACCGAATTTTTTCCTTAATCGGTCAAATGCTTTTTTGGCAGTTTGGAACTCCTGAGCCGTATGCAGTATTTTCTCCGCACGTTTTACTAATCCCCAAGTCTCCCGAGGATCACTAACTCCTGTCTTACCGTTCTGTCTAGGTACTTCCAGAACGCAATAACTATGTATGAGCCTCCCCTGAGCGTCGAGCGCTAACCAGTCGTTAAGTATTAACTCTTGCCATGGGTGGGGCTTAAGATCATAAGCTCCTGATAACTGAGCCGCGAATCCTCCCTCAGTTTTTACATACTCCTCGGCGTAATGATATGTTGGGTTCTGATTTCCTCGTCTTATCATTCGTCCGCCGCCTTTAGGAGTTTGAATAACGGCGTCTCTTTTGTAGTCTTGGAATCCCTAGACTCGAGCGCCTTAAGTCGGTCTATGCTCTCATAGAGTCCTGTTATGAGAGGTTTCATGTCACGCCCTGAGTCGGTCATGTCTATGACCTTGGCGTACTTGTTAATACAAGCTTTGACCGCTCCGATTTCTCCCTGTTCTTTCCACGCTATCTCAATGGACTCTGGTACATGAGTAGCGAGTTTTTTTCTTCTAGGCATGATATACACACCTCCTTTAACCTTGCTTTTAATGTCTGCATGTTCGACATGATTCTAAATTGTCAAAGTACGACTTAATCCTTTTATTGTGGATTTTAGGTTCGAGAGTGTCGGCGCT